CGGTTTGAGTCAGAAGCAGTTTGAATCGGTTGTGGGTTTCCAGCTTGATATGGTAGAGAGCCAGCAGAGTGCTTTTGAGGCGCAGGCACAGGCCGAGAGAGATAAGGGTATTGCTGCCCTGAAACAAAGGTGGGGTAATGCCGAGTTCAATAACAAAGTTAAGCAGGCTCGCAGGGCAGCCGATGACCTTGGTATTTACGAGACACTTCAACGCAAGGGTCTCGGTTCTGACCCTGATATAATTTTAATGCTGAATGAGCTGGCGGCGAAAATGGGTGAACATGCTATAGCCCCCGCATCGCAGCAAGCTCCGGTAAAGAGTGATGCTGAACGGCTGGAAGAGATAAAGGCAAATGAGGCCTTTACCAATAAGTTCCACCCGAAGCATAAGGAAATACTGGCCGAGTTCTGGAAGCTAAATCAAAAAATAGCCAATTCCCGCAGGCTGGTATAATTTCGGACAAGCCGTAAGGCCCCGATGAATAACGGCTAATTCCGTTTGTCCGGCGGTCATAAACCGCAAGCGATGGTCTCCAAAAGAGGCAACCTGACGCGCCAACTGTTGTTGAAAATAATAGTATTTTTTTGGAGACCGTATTATGGCTACTTATAATACGAACACAAACACAACCAGCGGTTATACGGAGGCGTTTTACAATTCCTACACTGCCGGTTACGAACACATCCTTCAGGAGAGAAAGCCCGCGTACCAGGGTCTTGTCCGTGAAGAGCGGATAGAAGGTGAGAACGAGTCTTACGATTTTGTCGGTACTATTGAGCTTGAGAAAAAGAAAGCAAGATTCGAGGATTTGCCTCTTGAAGACCCGACCCACAACAGAAGATGGATTTTCCCCGAATGGTATCGTAAGGGTATTCCTATAGACAAGGAAGACGATATAGCACTTCACACCGACCCCGTGGGTGCTTACATACAGGGCCTCGCTAAAGGTGTTATTCGTATTGAGAATACCGTTATTACTGATGCCTTTTTCGCTGACGTTCGCGGTGGTAAGAACCCCGGGGATGACACCTTTGTGTTTGATGACGCGGAAGTTTTCGGTACGAACGATGGCAGGGTTATCGCTCATGATACCCAGTCGGATTATTCCGCTGGCGGTGTTTCTACCGGTCTGACGATAGAGAAGCTCATTCTTGCCAGGCAGGCGTTAATTACTCTTTTTAATGACCCTGATGAAAAGTTCAATATCGCCTGCAACCCAAAGCAAATGTCCGATTTGCTTAGGGAAGCAGAAACGCAGAGTATCGATACGAATATAGTCCGTTCTCTCGTTAATGGCATTGTCAATGAGTACATGGGATTCCGATTTGTCCCTACCAGCCAGATAGCAATTGGCTCATCTAATGATATTGATAGCGACACTAATGTCTACAAGGTTCCCGTCTGGTCTAAAGAGGGAATGTTATTCGCAAGGCATGAGACGCCTATATTCAACGTAGATTTCCTTCCTCGTAAGCAGATTTGGCAGGTTTCGGCACGTGCTGGTATGAACGCAATCCGCATGGATGAGAGTAAAGTTCTTCAAATTGAGTGTATTTAATTTAAGGAGTTAAATTATGGCTACTGCCACATTTACTGGCACTAATTTTGCCCTTCAGGACAGCCCAACTGTAGACACTTTCCCCCGTGCGGCCTATACAGCCGGACATGTTTACTGCTCGTCTGACGAGTGTTATGCGTCCGGTACAGACCTTGATGCGGGAAGTACTATGAAGGTCGGCAAGCTACCGAAGGGGGCTGTGGTGCTTTATTCTATCGTTACTCCAATAGATACTGCAACCTATGGAGCGCCTGACGCAATGACTAACGCCGTAACCGGTTCGCTCGGAATATCCGGCGATACCGATTTACTTGGCGACGTGACCGACTTGAATGCTTCGGCCAGTCCACAGGTTGTTGTACCCAAACCGGACGGTTCTACTTATACCACAACACTTGATGTTAGCCTTGACGAGGCGGTTGATGTATTGTTTACCACTGCCAGCGCAGCCTTGACAGCTACTGAAGGTGTTTCTGTGAAGATTTTCTTCACAGTAGCCGGTTAACAGGTAACACGTGCGGCTCTCTAAGGGGGGCCGCACATTTTTTGAGGTTATCATGGCGATTACACTCGAAAGAATTATTTACAATATGGCTCTTGGTTATATAGGGGAGTATTATGTCTCCGATGATACGGCCACGAGTACGAAGCAGTATGTAATTTGCAATCGCTATTACAGCCAGGCGAGGGACGAAGTACTGGTGAGTCACCCCTGGAATGAGGCGAAGGTTCGCATTATAATTGCACAGGAGGCCGACGACCCGATATTTGGATACAACGAGAGGTATGCAATACCTACAGATTGTCTGCGGGTATTGTCGGTCAATGATTCTTGTGGCGCCGATGTAAGCAATAATCAATCAAATATAGCTGCATGGGAAGTGGAAAGTGATTATATCCTTTCCGACGCTGGAGCGAGGCCTCAATCGTGGTCTACGGGGACGGATTATTATGACGGTGAGTTCTTCACTGAAGACTCTGTAACTTATGAGGTTCTCGTATCCCATACCGCTGACACTATTGCCAATGACTTGGCGGCGAATAATATAGTCTCTGCCGGTGGTGATTATAAGGTGATTTACGTTGAGTACATCACCCAGCTAACAGATACTACGAAGTACAGCCCTAAACTCAAGCAGGCTATAGCTATGAAATTGGCTATTAAGATAATATCGCACCTGACTAATGACACTAAGGGCAAGGTCGATTTGATAAACGAATTCGAGTCGCTGACAATGCCGAAAGCCCGCTCCGTTGACGCTATGCAGGGCAAGCCCAGACGGCTATTTAATTCCGACTGGCTTCGCAGTAGGCAGAGCGGCAGTGGTGGATGGTATATGGTATGATAACTCACGTCGAACAGACTGCCATAGACAGTTACAATTTGGTTTATACCGGTGATGGTAACGATACCGAGCCGACCGATTTTCCTATGGGGATAACTTCCGGTGATATAAACCTTCTTTCACATGTTTACGGCGGTTCTGGGAGTGAGACGAAGGCCAATCGACTTGAAATGATATTCCTCGCCGACCAGTCTGGAAGCGGCACTATCTCGATAACAGGTGCTTCACAGGGAGGGCCGGAGGAGTATATTTGTTCTTTAGCTCTTACGTTCGGAACTATTGTCGAGACTGGTACGGATATATGGTGTGATACAATTGACCTTACAAGTTACCATATAACCAAAAGTGGCATCCTCGTGGCCGATAGTGGTAATAGCCACGTAGCTAAATTGGGTTTCGATGCGATGGGCTATCAGTTTATCCGATTCTATTCGACGTCATTTACAAGTATTACAAGTGTTAAGGTGTACGCAAGATATTTTTAGGAGCTTGATATGGCTGCCAAACTTGAAGATTATAGGAATGAGGCAAATAACGACCCTGTGTGGCGTGAACGGCTTGCACAGTATTCATGGGCTAGCGGTGAAACTGCCGCTGTAACAAAATCCATTATAAGCAATGGTATACTCAAAACCCATATAGTTGTGGCGTCTAATGCCACTAATGGTATTACCTTTACGGTAGCCATTATTGACGAGGACGGGTATACCTTGAAATCAACCGATTCTATCGCTGAAAATGCAACGACTACCACTGCCAGTCTCGATGTGCCTGTACCGCGTGGTTCCCAGGTAAAGATTACCCCGTCCGGCGACCCGGGCGCTTCTGGCGTCACTGTTGACCTGATTCTCTACGGTATCTAATGAAGCAGATAAAACATTCATACAACGCAGGTGAATTATCCGAGTATCTTGCTGGCCGAACGGATTTGGCGAAGTATTACAACGGCTGCTCGAAACTCATTAACGCTACCGTTCTACCTCATGGTGGGGTGGTTAAACGTTCAGGCACTGAATACATTGCAACTGCGCCGGGCAAGTGCCATCTGAAGTCGTTCGAGTTCTCAACCGATGATGCACTGATTCTGGAGTTCAGTGATTCACTGCTTCGGTTCTATAAGAACAGTGCAATAGTAAATGGCCCGCAGGGAACGGAATCGGATGCTGTTTACGCAGCGGCGGGAACAGTGGTTTCTCATTGGAAAATGAATGATAACGCAGCCAATACCGTCATCGACGATGCCGCTGGGAGTCACGATGGGGTGGCAAGTGCTAATACAGAAGACATTCATGCCACAGGCCATGTCGGCACGGGCTGTATGAATCTGGATAGTCAATATGCCATTTCCTTTACCGACCACGCCGATTTTACTTTTATCGAAGGCACGAATGGCGATTTTAGTATTTGCGGCTGGGTGTATATTAACACCACTGGTTCAGAACAAATTATAATGTCCAAATGGGACGAGACCATTGGTTCGCAGGCAAGGGAGTGGAAACTACTACTCGATTCGAACAATAAACTGAAGATGTGCATTGCGGACGAAAGTCTTTTGCTGGACTCGGATTTAATTGCTCATTGGAAATTAAACGATAGTGCTTCGTCTGCTACGGTAACCGATGCTACCGGTAATCATAACGGTACTTTGTCTGATGGGGATAATAATTACACCTCCGACCATAGCGTTGCCGGTAAAGTTGGTAATGCCTTTGATTTTGACGGTACGAACGATAAGGTCAAGATAGATGATGATGATGCCCTTAGTTTTGGTGATGGCTCTAATGATAGCCCGTTTTCCATATCCGCCTGGATAAATATGGATGATGCTACTAATTTTACAATTATAGGTAAAAACCAAAGCGGAGCGAATACTTCGGAATGGCATTTTATGGTTAACGCTGACGATAAATTGACTTTGAGATTATTCGATAGCGAGGAAACAAGTTATATTGGCAGGGTATATGATACAGCGATTACTGCCCAAGAGGGTTCGTGGATTCACGTTGTTGCTACTTATGATGCCACGGAAGCATCAAGTGGAATTACATTATATCTGAACGGAAGTGCAGTAGATGATGCCGACAATGAAAATGGCAGTTATACCTCAATGCACAATACCGCCACCGATGTTTATATTGGTTGGGAACAGTATTGGAATTGGTATGCAAATGGCAAAATAGACAATGTAATGCTCTTTGACAAAGAGTTGTCTTCTGCTGAAGTAACCGCTCTTTATAATAGTAATAACGGGATAGAGGAATTAAATACGGTTTACCCGTCGAGAATTACCGACAGTGCTCTGGATACCGGCTGGCGATTTGTTGCAATGACTTATGAAGGCGAACACGCTTCATGGACGGGGTCGGCAGCCGCTGATTATATTACTTTGTACGTTGACGGGGCTGCCGTTGATTCTACCGCCACGAATCTTTCAACTTATGTAAAAATGGAGGATACGGGCGCCGCGCCGAGGATAGGGGCACAGGAATCCGCCGCTGGGGTAATAGAGAAAATCTTTAACGGCAAGGTGGATAACTTCGCCCTTTTCAGTGATACGTTAAGTGCTTCAGATGTAGCAAGTTTACATACGAGCGACGCTTATTCTATTGTATCGCCGTATTCATCCGAAGAGGCTTTCGAGCTACATACAACTCAATCTGCTGATGTGATGTATCTTGCCCACGAAAACCATCATCCACAAAAGCTATTGAGATATGGGGATACGAATTGGGTAATTGAGGACGTCCCATTCATTCACGGGCCGTTTCTGGCGGAAAACACCAATGAAGATTATCTTATTGGATTTGCCAGAACAGGGGGAACGGCGAGGAGTGGTTATTATTTTCCAACTGGAGCAACCGGCACGCTTACCGCTACCGCTCATGCACCTTTTAATTCTGATATGGTAGGGGCCTTGTGGCTGATTAAGCACGCGAGGCCGGACGCATCAACAACGACATTTGCCAAAGATACGAACGTTACACCAACCACTACGGACTTTACCGATGGAGCAATCAGGGTTAAGGGTGATTTTACTGCGACTTTTGAGCCGATAGCTACCGGTAAGGAAGCACGGTTATGGCGCAAGCAGGGTTCGGGTATCTGGCAGGAATATAAGTCATTCAGGGGCGCCACTTCGTATTCAGCTACCGAGGACGAGGACGATGTCTATTATGCAATGACCCGCTCTGATAATAGTATCAATGGTACATTTATAGCCAAGAATCAGATGAATAGGGGGATAGTAAGAATAACAGGTTTCACCAGTGCAACAGAAGTTTCCTGCACAGTTATTGACGATGTGCTTAGTGATAATACAACTGATGGCGCTGTAACGACTTCCATGTGGGCCGAGGGTGCATGGAGTGATTACAGGGGTTACCCGAGAACGGTGTGCTTCCACGGCGACAGGCTGTGGTGGGCATCAACCACGAATAATCCGGATACTATATGGGCATCGAAAGTTTCAGAATATGAGGATATGGAGACCACTGATTTAGGTCTTGACGACGAGGCCCTCACACTGCCTATAAACGATAATGAAGTCTCACAGATACAATGGATGATACCGAGACAGATACTTGCCGTTGGCGGCGCTAATAGGGAATACAAAATAACCGCCTCAAACCCCGACGACCCGATAACGCCTACCGACAGAATGGCTATACCGCAGACTTCTCTGGGCAGTAGTGCTATTCAGCCGGTCATCTTGAATAACGCCATATTCTTCTTTCAAAGACAGAGCAGAAAACTACGGGCAATGAAATATGACGCCATGTCCGAAAACTTCCAAGCCGACGATGTTACTATATTGGCAAATACATTATTGGAGTCGGCCCCTGTCTGTATGGCGGTTCAAAGAGTTCCCGATTCTATTATCTGGGTAGTTCGTAGTGATGGTGCTTTATTATCGTTTACTTATAATCCCGACGAGGAAGTGGCGGGATGGGCGAGGCATTTCAGTGAAAATGGTACTCACATAGAAACACCGTCGGCTTATTTCGAGAGCGGTGCGGTAATTCACGGCTCTACCGAAGACCAGGTATGGGTTTCCGTGAGGCGGGTAGTAGATAGTTCTACTGTAAGATATATTGAGAAGTTCGGGGCGAGATATTTCGCCCAGGCTTCCGATGCCCTCATGCTCGACAGTGCCGTTGTTGTTGAGCCGACCTACGAAGCGCAGGATATTGGATTTGTTTCGTACGAGCCAATTTGGAATGAGGGTGATATGGACGATGGGGTATGGCATTAACAAGGAGTTATCATGGCAGAGTTACCAAGTGCAGCAAGCCCGACTAACTGGGGCACAAAATATAATGAGTTTTTAAGTGTCAATCTTTCATCAGCTGGAAAGATAGAAGACCTGCCCTATATGAAGGGGGCATGGTATGATGTAAGAGCCTATGGGGCAACCGGTGATGGTGCAACCGATGACACGGCGGCGATTCAGGCTGCAGCCGATGCCGCTGCCGGAGCAGTATTATTTTTCCCTGAACCTTCTGTTAAGTGGAAAGTAACAGAAGGCATAAATCTCAGCAGCAATACAACTGTTGTGGGAACTGGTTACGGCTGTCATTGCTATATCGCATCATCTACCAACCATGAGCATTTTTTTGAAGCAGCGAATAAAAATTATATCTATATAAAGGACATAAGGTTTTCTACTTCAAAAACAGTTTCGCTTGGTGCAGTTAGATTCGATACTTGTACAAATGTTGGAACATCTAATTTGTGGGCGGATGCAATATCAGATACAACTATAGAATTTGACGATTGTGACCGATGGT